GCCATGGAGGCTTTTGGTTCACGAACACCATCCGAAGATGATTACTCGGTTTCCGAACTTCTCGAGACTATTCTCGCGAGTCCTTTTCAAGCAAAACTTGAAACAACGGCAGAATTCGTCTGTCACACTTCCTCTGTTCCGTTAGCAACAGTTGTTGATTCCGGTTTTGTCAACCGGCGAATGCAGGATTTCCTGACTGAACCTGTACATACTCCTTATGCTCAGGGTGGATGTGCATCACCGCGTTGCATTGCACGCGGCAAAGGCGGAGTTAGATACTCCGAATGTATAAGACCCGGGTGCCCATGTCGGACACTCGCACCAGAAGCACAACCAATTTGCTTCCTACAACTCATGACTGCAGTTGATGCCGCAGTCTCGCAAAACAACCGAGGTATTGACCTTGGAAAAACCATGTTCTGTACGAACCATGAAAGCATATTTTCGGGATCTTATTCCCGACCGACCCGTGAGGCTGTTGGCCTCTCCAGCTTTGAAAACGCCACGACCCTAGAGGATCTGGCAACCATACTCGACTTGACCTATTGGTCGAGAACTCAAAAGACCGGCGATCGATTTTACAAGTTCGCCAAATATCAGTACCCCGGTGTCGGGGTTCCTACATGGAAGAAGCGCATCAAACAAGTGCTGTTTACAATTGACTCAGTCATCGTACAACTGATGATAATTTGCCCGTACGAACTTTCCTACGGAGATTTAGCTCATGCGACGAGACGCATGTTCATCGCCTTACTGGACGAATATTCTGCACCTCCACTTTACGTGGATGGCGAACCAATCATGAGGCCGGAAGGTCTCTTCTATTCTGATCTGGTGAATTTCACCAAATTCTGCAAATGGTCGGTTCAATTCGACCGAGAAATGTGGCTGGAGTTTCCAGCACAAACCAACACCTTCAAGAAAACTGTCGGTTACTTTCTGCAGCAATTTGCCGCAACAACTCGCGATGCAATCCTGAAATCTCAGGACGATTGGACAAGTCTGAAACAGACTCTCAAGAAACTGGTAATGAGCCAGAAGCGTGGCTACGGCCACCTCCCGCAACAGATTGCGATTGTCAAAAGACATGCCTTCAAAAAGGCCATTTCTCGTCCACCGGTGAAGTGGGATCGAGCGAAACAAGCAGAAGTCATGAAGGCTCTGCTCCTGGAATTCACCCATGAATTACAAGGGTGTCACAGAATCTTCGGCAAATCAACCGAAGCACAGAAACGCGACCAGCTTCGCGAGGCTATGTCGCACGTTACTATTGAACTGAAGAATTCTGCTTCAGTAGACCACAAAGTTTCCCAAGGCGGGAAGCTAGAAGATGCTCGAGAGCTGATAACTCTCGCAAGAGAAGGGAAATGGAGAATCCCTGTTCGTGATTTGCACACTGGCAAAAGAATACCTGGGGTCGAAATTTTGGCTCCGACTGATGTGGATTTGGAAGAGCTTCCAAATTTCTTGTTTTGGACATCGATTCAAATCGTTGTCAATTGGATCTTCCTGATGGAGATCGACAAAAAGAATCCCGGAGCGTGGGAATACGTTCCGTTAAATAATAGCGAAGGAAAACCTATGCTATTCAACCCATTTCGGGCTCGTGTTCTGCATGTCGCAGAAGCTGCAAAAGAACGGAACTTGGTCAAGTGTTCCGCAACGTACAATTGGGCTCTCATCGTTGGAGGAAAGCTCATCCAGAATTTGATGGCGGAGTCGCCATCACACAAGAATGGTCTGCAGGGGTCATCTGCAGACTGGGCACATTTTCGACGGGTTCAAGGATCCGCCGAAGGAGGTTTTCTCTACCATATGACTGGTAGTTTGAAGGTTGACAACACTGTCAACTTCTACACTGATCTCACCGAGTCAACAGACTGGCTCGTCAAAGAACTGGGTTTGTGCATACTAACCACATTCCAAATTCATACCGGGTTTTACGCCTGGTACATGTCTTTACTGAAAATTCTCT